TTTAAAGGACTTTCTTTAGCAGAACTTTATAGCAGAAAAGTTAAAGATCAAGACATGGATTTACCTTCTGAAGTTCAAACAGCTATTATAGACTATGCCACCGATCACGTTTTAAAAAATAAAAATTTATTTTTAAATAACGAAAACGTAGCAAAAAATGATTTAAGAAATGTTATTGCTAAATTAGGAAATCAAAATTTTATTGATTCTAGTATCGAAGCTATAGCAAATCTTGATGAACAAAGCCAAAAAGAAGAAAGACAAGCTACTAGTATAAGCAATCAAGATGTTGAAGATTTTATTAATGGAAATTATTATAATTTAAATGAAAATGAAATTTCTATAAACAATGCAAACATATCAAGAGATAAAATAATAGAGCGAATACAAGCTATAGATGTTTTTTTAGAAAATAATAATGTAAATTCTGAAACTTTTGCTGCTAAACAAGACGAGAGAAATTCTTTAATAAAACAAAGAAATGATTTAGTAAAAGATTTAAACGCTCAAAAAGAAACAATAAAAGAACTTACAACTAAGACTACATACGTGCCTGTTCCATACGGCGTAGGTACTGCTATGACTTTTTCTTCTACACAAGCTTCTTTAACAGATGATCTTGGAGATCTTATAAAAGAAAAAGAAAAGATAAGGGGTGCAGTAGGTAGAGGATTAAACTCACAGGTATATCCTAAATGGTTTATGTATGGAGATAAATCCTATCCGTTTATTTGTGGTAGTAGTGATATAGCTGTGCTTGTAGAAGATTGTGCTAGTGCTTGTGCTGTATCAGAAGTTCATACAGGTGTAGCTTTAATGGGTACAAGTCTACCAGATAGTTATATTCCAGTACTCAAAAAAAAGTTTAAGAAAGTTATTGTGGCACTTGATAGAGATGCAACCACGAAGGCATTTGACATAAGCAATCAACTAAGATATTATATGGATACTGAAGTTAAGATACTTGAAGATGATTTGAAGTATTTTGATAAACCACAAATAGAAAGTTTGTTACAATGAATATATTTTTTTTACACAAAGACCCTCAATGGGCGGCTAATGCTTTATGTGATAAGCATGTGCCAAAAATGTTATTAGAGTCAGCACAGATGTTATCTACTGCTGTAAGACAATACGAAGAAAAAACAAATACAGTACCCCTTTCAGATACTATATACAAATCAGCATACCCCAAACATCCCATGACAATATGGGTAGGTCAAAATAAAAGTAATTTTATTTGGGCATTAGAAAATGCTGTATTTATTAGCCAAGAATATTGCAAACGATTTAAAAAATTACATAAATCATCTAAAGTAATTAACAATATATATGATTTTGAATTAATGGCTCACTTACCAGAAAAACCTTTTACTGAGCCCCCTCAATGTATGCCAGATGAATATAAAGATAAGGATTATGTAATTGCATACAGAAAATATTATCAAGGTGCTAAATCTTATTTTGCTAAATGGGAACGTGGTGTATCCGCACCAGATTGGTGGGTAAGTGCTTAAATTTATTATATTATTTTTATTTTTATTACAAGGCTGTACATATTTTGTTGCAAAAGAAACAATAGAAGTTATTGATAATGCTTTAGAGACTAGCCCAAATCCAGAAAAGAAAAAGAAAATATTAGAAAAACAAAAGATAAAGAAAAATAAAGCCAAAGAGTTTTATTGTAGCAAAGTAAAAGATGAGGAGAAATGTGGCAATGCCTAAAAAAATGTTTCAACAGCAATTTCTTGACTTACTAGTTGATTTCATGTACATGAATTTAAAAGATAAAGTAAAAACAAAATCGAACATAAAAAAAAGTATACGTTCATTTGAAGATATATGGATTGATATGTTACGGGAAAGTAAAAAAAATGTTAAAAGAAAAAGCTGAGTATACAGAGATGTGGAAAACTGGTTATAAAAAAGAAAAGCCAAAGGTTGATAAAAAAGAAAGAAAATGTATGATGTGTTATAAACCATTTGAAAGCACTTGGAATGGAAATAGAATTTGTTCTGGATGTAAAGAAACAGATGACTGGCATTATGGAAATGATTACAAGGTGATATCGTAATGTGGAAATTAGTTGATTGTGGCACACATCCTTGGTTTATTTTAGAAAAACAAAAATATTTTCATTGTGTGTATGCACATAATGGGGAGTATAAAAAATTAAAATTAAAACGAAATGAACTTCCTATGTACATGATGGGTTGTAGAAGTTATTTGGCATATTTAAGAACATGGCCTCTGTCTCTTGCACCTTGTAGACTTGACAAAAAAACTGCAAAGTTTTATATAGATTTATGGAAAGATAAAAATAAAACAAATGTAATGAAAGAAATAATTAAACAAATGAAAGCGACAAAATGGAAAAGGAATTAATAAAATTATTATTAAATAAAAAATTTTATAATAAAAATAAAAGTAAATTATCAAAAGAATTTTTTACTAATGGCACAGGGGAACTATACGAAACAATTCAAAATGCACATGATGATTCTGATAATGATTTAAGTATTAGTGAAGTATCTTCGTTACATATGGATGTATACAATCCTGCATCTACAAGAGCAAAGAAAGAAAACTTTTATTCTTTAATAGATGAGATAAAAAGTTTAACATTACCTAGTGAAAACATAGCCAATAATATTATTCGTTCTCTATTTAAAAGACGAATAGCAAATAAAATTGCAGTATTAGCAACAGAGATATATAATGGTAAAGACTCTGATTTTGCAGAAATAAAAAAAGAATTAGAAATATCTTTTGATGATATAGATAAAGATGAATATGAATATATTACATCTGATGTAAATAGTTTAATAGATAAACTAAAAGATAATACAAAATTTAAATTTAATCTTCCTATGCTAAGAGATAAAGTTAATGGTGTTGGTGAAGGTAATCTTGTAGTTGTATTTGCTAGACCCGAGAGTGGTAAGACAGCGTTCTGGGTAAATTTAGTCGCAGGAATTGACGGATTTGCCTCTCAAGGTGCTAAAGTGTGTGCACTTATCAATGAAGAGCCTGCAATTAGGACACAGATGAGACTAATTAATGCTCATACAGGCATGACCTTTGATGAAATACGAGCAGATATGGATAAAACTAAAGAAAAATGGGCCGAAGTAGAACAAAATATTAATATACTTGATACTGTTGATTGGTCATTAGATGAGGTAGATGAGTTTGTTCAAAAAGAAAAACCAGATATATTAGTTATAGACCAATTAGATAAAGTAAATGTTAAAGGTAATTTTGCTAGGACAGATGAAAAACTTAGGGCTGTGTATACCGGGGCAAGAGAAATAGCTAAAAGAAATAATTGCTGTGTTGTTGCTATATCACAGGCATCAGCAGATGGTCATGGTAAATTTGAATTAACATTTGATATGATGGAGGGTAGTAAAACAGGTAAAGCCGCAGAGGCAGATGTTATTATTGGTGTAGGTTTTAGAGATAAAGTTGATACAGACCAAAATGTAAGGGGCCTATACATAAGTAAAAATAAAATAACAGGTTGGCATGGGCAGATTGTTTGTACTATAATACCAGAATTATCAAGGTATGATGTATGATTAGAGGGGTGACAACAAGAGAAGATGGTTTTATATTTGGTGGATATCATTCACAAAACTCTGGAAGAAAAGATAGAAGAGGTAAACCTATGTGGTATTCTCCTCAAGGTTGGGAAAATAAAAGACAAGGTAGTATTAGAAGACATAGGACTGTTCGTGCTTGGATTACAAATAGGATAGATAGAGTTAAAAGATTTAAAGGTTGTTCTCATTGTGGTTATAAAAAAAATCCAGTGGCATTACAGTTTCATCATGTAGACCCATCTACAAAAATAGAAAATGTTGCGTGTATGAGAAGGAGTAGTTATAAACAATGGGGAAGAATAAAAACAGAAATGAGAAAATGTATAGTCCTTTGTGCAAATTGTCATAGTATAGAAACCCAAGAAAGTTATAGAAAATGATTAGTGTATTTGATGTAGAGACAAGTTTCCAACTTAATGATGAAGGAAAGAAAGACCCTTCAGCTAAAAATCCAGATAACTTTTTAGTATCTCTTGGTATTAATGATGAATATATATTTTTTAAACACAGAGAATTTAAAGGTATACCTAATAGAAAAGTAATACAGGATATACTAGATAAGACTACATTACTTGTAGGACATAATATAAAGTTTGATTTGCTATGGCTATGGGAAGCAGGTTTTAAATATAATGGTAGAGTTTGTGATACAATGCTAGTAGAATATATTTTTAATAGAGGTATTAAAAGAAGTTTAACATTAAAAGATTGCTGTGCATTTAGAGGTGTTATACAAAAATCTGATTTAACAGAACCTTATCTAAAAAATAATATCTCATTTGAAAATATACCTATTGGTATTGTAGAAGAGTATGGTAGGCTAGATGTTAAAGCAACAAGGTCTTTATTTGATGCACAAATGTCACAATTAAAAAAACCACAACATAAACATTTAATTAAAACAATACAAAACATGTGTCAGTTTGTGGTTGTGCTAACAAAGATGGAAGACAATGGTATTTACATTGATAGAAAAGCATTAGATGAAGTTGAAAAAGATTTTCAAACAGAGTATGATGCACTGAGAGTAAAAATAGATGAAGAAATATATACTCGTATGGGAGATACCAAAATTAATCCTGCAAGTCCAGAGCAATTATCTTGGTTAATTTATGGAGTGCAAGTAAAAAATAAAAAAGAGTGGTCTAGAATATTTAATTTAGGTATTGATAAGGTTACAAAAAAACAAAAACGCAGACCTAGATTTACAATAAAACAATTAAAAAAAATATTTGATAGTCAATTAGAGCCTGTCTATAAAACTAAAGCAGAGCAATGTCCTGTATGTAAGGGTAGAGGAACTATACAAAAAATAAAAGTAGATGGCAGTCCATACAAAAATTTAAGTAAATGTTCTGAATGTAAAGGTGAAGGTTTTGTATATAAAAAATTAAATGATAAGGCAGGATTTTCTGGTAAAGTAACTTCTGTTATGGAAATATCTGAAGGTGGATTTAAATCTGATAGGCTAACTTTAGTTAAAATATCTAAAACAGCTAATGAAGATTTAAAATTATTTGTTGAGAAAATTGTAAGATACAATGCATTAGAAACATACCTTAGTACTTTTGTTGATGGTATAAAAAAATTTACAACGGATAAAGGTTTTCTTTATCCTCGGTTTATGCAAACTGTAACATCAACAGGTAGATTATCGAGTCGTAATCCCAACTTTCAAAATCAACCTAGAGGTAGTACCTTTCCTATTCGTAAAGTTATTAGTTCTAGATTTGATGGCGGAAGTATTATGGAAATAGATTACGCTCAATTAGAATTTCGTACTGCTGTATTTCTTGCCCAAGATAAACAAGGAATAGAAGATATAAATAATGGTGTAGATGTACATCAATATACAGCAGATATTATTGGATGTTCTAGACAAGAGGCAAAGCCTCATACATTTAAACCTCTTTATGGGGGTATGTCTGGTTCTGAAGATGAGAAAAGATATTATTCGGCTTTCTTAAAAAAATATCCGGATATAAAAGCTTGGCATGAAAAACTACAAAATGAGGCAATTAGAACAAAAGTTGTTACGCTACCAACAGGTAGACAGTATGCCTTTCCTAAAGTAGAACGCATGTCATGGGGTGGTTCAAGTTTTTCTACACAGATAAAAAATTATCCTGTGCAGGGATTTGCTACTGCTGATATTGTTCCTTTAGCTTGTATAAATATACAAGAATTATTAGAGGAACATAAAACCAAGAGCCTACTTATCAATACTGTGCATGACTCTATTGTGGCAGATGTTTTTCCCGGTGAAGAACGAGTAGTCGCTTCGTGCCTAAACAATGGGTGTTTGGGAGTAATTCAACGGATGAAAGATATGTATGGAATTGATTTCAATGTTCCACTAGATGTTGAATTAAAAGTAGGCTCTAATTGGTTAGACACAAAAATTTATGCTTCTTGACAGTATCCTGTCTAGTATGTTATAGGTATATTTAAATTAACCAAGAAAGGTAAACTATGGTAAATGACTTGAAGGCATTTGACTCTCTTAGTAAAGAGGAGATAATGAAAATGACCGGCCAAGATGATGGGTCTGTAATAAGTACAGGCACAATTGACAGGCTTATAATAAATAGAGCGGCTGAAGATGATGATGGAAATCAATTATCAGCAGGCGTTTACAGTACTTATGATTCTAGTATAGAATCTAAAGTTTATAGTATTAAGGATAAGGCTATACAATTTAGACCTTTTATTAATGCTTATCAATACATGGAGTATGACCCAGATAATAATAATTATCCATGCTCTTCTGTTATCTTTAAATCATGGAAAGATGAACCCATTGATACAAATGGTGGAGTTAGATGTGGTAAAGTAATAGGTAAAGATAAAGAACAATTAACTCAAGCACAAGTAGATGCTCAAAGAAATATTAAATGTTATCGTTTAGTATATGGTTTAGTTTCTATGGATGCTACAACTCCTACAGGAGAGCCTACAAAAGTAGATGCTATGCCTGTATTGTTTAGAGTTACAGGGTCAAACTTTACACCTATTGGAGAGGCTTTAAAAAGTCTTAAAGGTAGAGAAAGTTTAATGCAAAATCATGTATTAAATCTAACGACAAAAAGAAGAAAGGCAGGTAGTAATGTGTACTATGTGTCAGAAGTAAATATAGGTAACGAGGAAATTGCTTTTACTAAAAAAGACTTAGAACATATGGATATGTTTAATGCTTTAATTGAAGAAGAAAATACTCGAGTATCAACAAAATGGCAAAACGCCAATAGCAATAAGGAACACGATGCGGCATCTGCAAAAGTTATTAATGAACTTTCTGATGACCCCGAAATGGTGTTACAAGCTTAGTGTCTAGTATTTTAAACAGAGTACAATTATTTTTAACGGAGGCCAATAAGGCCTCTGTTCCTATATCTAGTACTATTATAAATGAATTTGGAGAGGCTTGTAAACAAGCTTTTGTAAAACAATTTGTAGAGGAAAGGGAAACAGAATTTAAACCTCGTATGAGTATGATTGGTAGACCCCTTTGTCAATTACAAATGGAAAAGAGTGGGGCAGAAGCTGAGACACCCCCATACAATTCTAAAATGAGATTTATATTTGGAGATTTAATTGAAGCATTGGCTGTAGCAATATTAAAATCATCTGGTGTTAAAATAGATGACTTTCAAAAGAAAGTTAAATATGTATTTGGTGATGATGAAATCAATGGTACATATGATGTAAAAATTATGGATAAAATATGGGATATAAAAAGTGCATCCCCTTATGCTTTTCAATATAAGTTTGGTGAGGCAGGGGGTTTTGATGCGTTACTAAAAGATGACCCATTTGGGTATGTATCACAAGGATATCTATATGCAGGTGCAGATGATAAAGATTTTGGTGGGTGGATTGCCATTAATAAATCTACAGGAGAATGGTCAGTAGTTGAGACTCCTATTAATGATGATGAACATAAAAATAAAGCTATTGAACAGGCAAAGAAAAATGTTCATGCATTAAATA